ACTGAGCTACACCAGCATTTTATCTATATTATAATAGTGTTGTATTTATGTACACAATTTTTCATACAATTTCTCACTTACACTATACGCTTGTTTTTCCCAAGGCGTATTGATGTATTCATAGTAGTCTTCAGTATCTTCATAAATCTTTTTCTTCCATTTAATCTGACCACTGTAGCAATCCTTTAACTCATTCATTATGTATTGTTTTACGTGAACCAATTCATGAAGTAAAGTTTTTCTAAATAGTTTCTTACTTAACTTATCGCTCAACACGATACTGAACTTCTTTGGTCTATATATATGGTCTGTCCAGACACATAATCCGTGTGCGTTTTCTTTCACAGTTTCTTCATGATCAAGCTTAATCGTAACGTAGATGCTTTTAAGTAATTTTTTTCTTTTTTTAAACATATATTCAAGGGCACGAGAAGATAAGTCTCGTATTTCATCTCTTAATTCCTCATCTGAACACTTATAAACTTTAATGTTCATGAGTAACTACCCTCGATAGTTTTTAAATATCTTTCTTACTTTTTCTTTATAATGTGAGGTGGACTTAATGAAAAATTGAGGCTTATCACCTTCAACCGCTATCAATACTATTATCTTAGGAACTTCTATTTGCTTTAATTCTTCTATCATCAACCCATAAGTTGTAGCCTGAAGAAAGTAACTCTCAATGTCTTCTTCATCTTTTTGCCGGCTTGATGTCTTGAAATCAAGAATCACATTCTTGCCGCCAACTTTACAAAAAAGATCTGTTCTACCTGCAGTCTTCAATTCATGAGAATATAAAGGTATTTCATTACCATAAACTATTTCAACCATATCTATATATTTTTGTATGGATTTAAACATCTCGATAGTCAACGGCATTTGCTTCTCAGCAAAGTTTTCATCATTGAGCATGTACTTTTCACACATGCTGTGGAGGCGGGTTCCTCGAGTAGCAGCGTGATTGGATATCTTATTCGCTCTTTCTTCTCCTACTTTTTTTCTCCATTCATACAACCACCTTTTATCTGAGGCACTCCCAAGAACAGTTGTAACCGATGGGTATTTTTCCCCAGTAGGAGTCATGTAGAATCGTTTATTGTCTTCCATAACGGAATCCAGCTCAAGGAATTCCATTTCCTCTCGCTGGAAAATTTTGTTACGTAATCCCGTGCTTATGTTTTGCAATTATGTATTCCTTCACTATACCAGAGCGAACGATGTCTTCAATTTGAAATTCAACATGAGAAAAACCTTTCATGTCATCAAGTATTCTTATGAATGAGAGAAGATCATTTTTCTCATAACGATTTAAATCAGATTGGCGATAATCACCACACATCATTAATCTACAATTTTCACCTAATCGAGTTATGATAGAATCAAGTTCATGAAAATTCATATTGTTGACTTCATCAGCAATAACGATGGTATCATAGAAAGTGTTACCACGAATAAATGATGTGGTCATAAAATCCAGTACGCGTTTAGTTTTCAATAATTCATATGCATCTCCTCGTCCAAACAAATCAGTACAGATAGTTTGGTAAGGCAGTTCATATATTTTAGTTTTGTCTTTTACAGATCCGGGAAGAAAGCCAATGTCCCTAGTAGGAACAGCGCTTCTAACTATGACGATATTTTTATATTGACTATCACTACTCAATATTTCTTTAAGAGCTAGATATAACGACACATAAGATTTTCCAGTTCCAGCCAAACCATGAAGCATTAAGTTATAACCAGAGTTCCAAGACTTAAATGCTAATCTTTGATTTTCGGTAAGTGGATTTATCTTTTTTAAATTAAGGTGATTTCTATTAATCTCCTCATGTCTATGTTGTTTATTTCTTTTTTTATTTAATTTTTTTTCAAAACGTATTAATTGTGCTTCGTCGATGTGTCCGTTTAATATCTTTGAGTCTGTCTCTAAAAGCATCGTCCGGTTTCCTTAAACCTAGTCTTACTGGATCTACCACTCCAATAGAGCTAGTGTGTATTTGTTGAATGTTGGGATTCTGCTCAAGGTATTCATCTTTTAAAGCTATTGTTTTAAAGAATGTGTCGAATACCTCCTGTGTGTCTTTGTTTTGAAAAGAATATGTCGGCATATTATTCTTCCTCAGAATATTTAATTAAATCTAAAAGATTCTTAGACCTCAAAGCATTATGGATAAATTTTTCTTTACGATTTTTATTAACTTTATACGCATGCTTAGGCTTATGATCTACGAAATCTTGTTCTTTATTCTGACGTTGTTCTTTATATGACTTACTCATCTTCTCCTCGTTAAATATTCAGATCAGGAAACGCTTGACGAATTATGGTTTTGTTCAGTCCACTAAATGCACTCTTTTTGTCTTTCATCGCTAAAAGGAGTTTAGCATCTTTAGGATCAATCGATTCTAACATTTGGATAAACAAACTCTCTCTTCTTAGATTAGTTAGGTTTGGATTCCCTCCTTCTACAAAGAGGTATAGCTTTCTTAGTTCAGAAAGAAATCTTCCTTCAACATCTAAGAACTCACATGGCTTGTAAGGTGGATCACCTTCTGGTAGAAGCCATTTAATTTGTGGATCATAAATTGATTTAAAAATAATTTTAAACGATTCAGCATATCGGTTAGTTGAAAGAGCTTGAGCTTTTTCTTTATTAGAAGAAAGTTCTGAAATTTCTTTCAGAATATCATACAAACATTTGTTCATTTAAACTATACCTCAAAAATCATTAATAGATTCCATCAATACTTTTAATTTATTTTTAATAAAATAATTGAAAAGCTTTGACTTATCTTTACCGGACTGTGTTTCAAATTCATGAATAATTTTATCTTTAATGGATTGTGGAGTCATTGATAAATCAATCAATGCTTCATTTCTTTTATAGTTACGAAGCATTTCTTCGTCACAAAATTCTTCTGGTTTCTTTTGTAACCATTCTGATAAGTTCTTCTTTGTAACCGGACGCTGCCTAATACTATCGACGAAACTATTATCAGGAGAAAGAAAGTTAGGTATTCCATCGCCTACGTCTCCTTTCATAATGTGTTCTTTCATAAACATTCTTGGATCATCAATAGCTATATACTTCTTATTTATAGGATCGAACTGTTTCACCGAAACTGAACTATTATAGGATTGGAGCTGAATAAAGTCCTTATCACCAGATAGGATCAAGATATTTTCTTTTTTAGGAAGAATTCTATTGGAGAACTCTGTAACAAGTGTACCGATGATATCGTCTGCTTCTGCGTGATCTATGTGAATAACACGATAAGGGAATACTTCTTTGAGTTCTTCACGAACTGTATTCAAGTTATTGAAGATAAGACCCCAGTCAATATCAGACTTTTCACGACTCTTCTTGCGATTAGCTTTGTAATGTGGGAAGATATCTTTTCGCCAACTTCTTTTGCCATCTGTGGCGATGATAAGTTCACCGTATTCTGGTGTAAATTTTTTATATAAAGATCTAATAGTGTTTAATGTAGTTGAGCGAAACAAATCAAGTTCAATGGGAGTCTTGCCCAAGTGCTTACCATAAAGCGCCATTATATTCGCAATCATGACTTGATTTAAATCAAGGATAATCATCATAATCTCCAGTGTTTATTCTTCTTCGTTGTAGAGTTCTTCGTCTTTAAGAAAAGTTAATTGCTCATCAATTATAGTTTGAATAGGATATTCAATTTGGTCGTATCTCAATAAAATTGATTTAATGGTAGTCATCAAGAAAGCAATGTCTTTAGTGTGATCTATGTGATAACCGTTGTCTATCATTATTCTTAAATTTTCCTTAGTCATCTCTTCGGCTAAGACGTCAGCTATTTCCATTCTTGATAAAGTAATTTTACGTTTGAGCTCTTCAACAGTTTGAGGAGGAACATCATGTTTTACTCTTGGAAAGACAACAATGTTATCTTTGTGTTTTTCCTTCTTTGGTCTTGCCATGAAAGCTCCTATCTAATTGCTTTTAGAATTATTGTGTCATCATTAAGTCGACCATTGGCTTCAATTGGTTTTGTTTTTAGTTCGGTCATTAACCTTTTAAGTACTATCTTTCCTCCATCTAGAACTTTCTGAAGAGTTTCATCTGGTTTACGTAGTTTCTTTTTAACCGAAAGATCTGGATCATAGTTTTGTATCGTTGTACCTTTAATACTAAACCCAGATGGTCCTAACGCATTGAACATCGTAAGTTGATTTGTTTTTGTATTGAAGATCCAAAGCTGTTGTGCTCCAACGATCATCTGTGGATCGATGGACTTGATTTTCAATTTACTAAATTCTTTCTGATACTTTAGATTATTTATCTGTTTTTCTACTGATACTGGTTTCTTCTTCCTTGGTTGTCTTGGCTTAGACGATTTTGCATTACCAACATATCTTTCAATATCAGAAACACAGCCGGTCAAAGCTAAATGGATCTGCTTTTTACGTGTTTTGGAAAGAAAAGCATATCCTTCGTTTAAACACTCGTCTTTACCTTCCAGCATTTCTTCAAACTCATCAAGATAGCTTCTCTTAATCATTGCTTTGATGTGATTACATACCTGAGAATTCAATTGCTCTTTTTGAATGTAATCATACAAAGAAAATTCTATCTTACTCTTTTGATCTTTATACCAAACTTCAATAATTTCGTCAAGGACTGTCATATGTCGTTCAGCAATAGAACGAATCCTATCCTGAATAGACACTACGTTTTCAGTAGGAACAGGTTCTACTTCTACATATGTATTGTTCTTCAATACATGACTAAGTTTATCTGAAACGACGTTAGTCAGTTCTCCCGTAAACACAGTTCCATTATTAGACATTCTGCAAAGAGCAGACGCTGTCTTTTTTTGAGAATTATATGGAGAAGAAATAACATGTGCAATTGTCTTCTTATCGTAGCCGTTCTTTTTCATATAATCAGTAATCCATCTGTCTGTATCTTTTTCATCAGACATGTAAGAATACCAATTCAAACACTTAACCAAAGTGCCATCTGTTTTAGATGAGATCTCTTGCTTGATGATAGGTTCCAGTCCTATCATTTTTTCAGCTACAATTTTATCATCGTTTCTCATTAGATAAGCTTCTTCTTTTTAAGAATATTTGTTAACAATGCATTCCATTCGGAGACTCGCCGATCCCAGTTATACATTGCATCTACAAAAGATTTATTTGAATCTAAAGATTGAATGAGGTGTTCGTTTTGAACGTTTGAGATTGCTCTATCAAGTTCATTATAGAATGAAACGATATGATCTCGTGGATCTTCTTGATACTGATACATCCATGTTAAGTTGGCACCAGTCTCATACAACGCACCATAGTTGGAGTGAACACAAAGACACTTTGCACTCATAGCTTCTAACAAAGCGATACAAGACGTTTCAAGCCACATGGATGGATAAGCAAAGATGTGAGCTTCCTGTAAAGCCTTTCGTACTACTTCGTTTGGTTGATACCCATGATAGTTAATCTTTGGGTGCTCCTTGCATAGATCGAACAAAGCTTTATATGGTTCGTCACGTTGCTCCCATCCATAGATCTTGAAACTAGAAAATACATCTAGTTCAATATTATCATATTTTTCGGCAAGCTTGATGAATACAGGAACTAAAAGTTGCAATCCACGATGAGGAGTTGTATGATAGATGAGTTTGATCTTATCATACTTTTTTTCAATAGCTGGAATGGGTTCTATTGCGTTTTGCAATACAAGACACTTGTACCAAGGAATCTTATAGTGGTTGATATAAGACTGCATTTGCCAGTTTGATACAAACACAAGCTTTTCAAACTTAGTGTATCCTCCAGCCTGGAGGTGTTCAGATTCTGGATCACCCGGCAAATCATGAAGCCAGTAAATAGGAATGAGTGACGAATCAATGTCTCTAACTCGAGAGCAAATGATTTGAAACTTATCTAGAATTTCTGGGTCAAGCTTTTGGCCGAGCGTAAACTTCATACGCTCAGTACCACCCATTGCGTTTTTAGATACTTCGTCTGTTGCAATTGGCATAGATCTATTCCTTTAAAGAGAAGAGGGGCCGAAGCCCCTCTTCTATCACTTTAGACGTGATTTGCTAGAGCTTGATAACCTGCTGCTACTACGTTGCGTGTAGGTGCACCCATCTTGAAAAACGATTCCTTAGCCTTGCGGCGATTAAAATAGATGGAATAACCTTCCTGGCGAAGAGCAGTGATAGCTGCCGTTGGATTCTTTAGTCCAAAGCGCGCAGTAATCTGACGGCTGGTCAAACGAGCACCATTCTCAAACGCGTTGAGAAGCTTTTCAGTCTTAGTCATAAACATAATCTCCAAACAATAAAAATCTAGTGTT